AATCGATGCAAATAACCTTAACTACGGTTTAATTCGGGATTAAGAACAGATGTTCTTTCCAAATATAATCGTACACCGTAAAGTGTACAATAATCAGTACTGGAGGAGACGACTATGGAGGAAATGGAGAAAACAACACCAGAGATCAAGCCAAAGAAGAAAAAAACGATGGTAACAGCAATAATCCTAATTGTTATCATAATTGCAATCATCGGAGCGCTTGCCGGTGGAGAAAAGGATAAAGACAAACAGGACAATCAGCAAAATCAGCAGCAACAGCAAGAGGAGCAAAACACGGAAGTGGATATGTCCGTAGTCGCTTCGGCCATAAAAACTGTGCTTGATAAAAATGCGGAGGGCACAGGGATTGAGTACTCTTTAGAATACGATGACACCGGTCTTGTTATAGCAGCAAAAGCGTCAGGAGTAGCTGCAGAAGTGGCGCAAGCAAAAGCGGACGGATACGACGATACATACGAGCCATGGGTAACAATGCGTGAAAGCATGGTTAAACTGTGCAATTCGATATCTGATGCTGTTGATACGCTTGGCGCAAAGGATAAATATGTAACAGTCACAGTGGTCAACGATGCCAATGAGGACAACACCCTCTTGACGATTATGAACGGCGTGGTTGTATACGATGTAATGGCAGAAAAATAAAAAAACACCGCCCTCGTTGCCGGGGGCGGTTGTCTATCAGGAGGAGAAAAATGAAAGAAAGGACAAATACGGCAAAGTGGCTTGAGAAGCAGAACCGCTGGCAGATCGCCGTCCAGAAAGATGGCGTAAGAAAAACATTTACAAGCAGTCGGCCGGGAAGGGAAGGGCAGAGGGAAGCGAACCGAAAAGCAGATGACTGGCTGGCATCAGGCATCTGCGGGACGAAGCTGCACCTATCGGAGCTGCACGAAAGTTATATGGAGCAGCTTAAAATTCGGACTTCGCAATCGAATTGGCGGCCGCAGGAAAGCCGCTGGAAAACATGGATTGACCCAAGGATAGGCCACCTAAAGGCAGATGCACTTTGCGATGGGATTTTGCAAAAGGTTATCGACTATGCATACAATAACGGGAAATTGTCGAAGAAGTATCTGCAAAGCATCCGTGCTGACATGGTTTCTTTCTGCAAATATCTGCGGAAAATGAAAGTAACCGGCTTTGCCCCGGAAGACATAACAATTCCAAAGGGAGCCCCCGTTGGCGTTCGCAACATTTTGCAGCCGGAGGACATTGTAACACTTTTCTCCGTTGATACGACGATCTACAAGGGTAAATTGGTAAAAGACCCATATATAAATGCTTATCGCCTTGAGGTTTTGACCGGACTGCGGCCGGGGGAATTGCGTGGCATCATGCGGAACGATTTCAAACAGGGCAGATTGGAGGTAAGACGGTCGATAAACGAGGACAACGAAATCACTACAGGCAAAAATGAAAATGCGATACGCAGCGTTTATTTGGGCGAAATCGCAGAAGCGATTGTAAAAGATCAAGCATCAAAGTCAAACGGCCTGTATCTGTTCCAAATGCCGACAACAGAAACCTATCGGAAGTTTTTCCAAAGATATTGCAACGCAAACGGAATTCCGAAAACGACACCATACGAGCTGCGCCATACTTTCGTTTCCCTTGCCCAGTCCCTACCCGAGGGATGGGTAAAGAAATTGGTCGGACACTCCAAGAGTATGGACACATTCGGGGTTTACGGCCACGCTGTATCGGGGATGGATCGGCAAATAACCAGCGCACTTGATGGCGTGTTTACATCAATTCTTGGCCAGCAGGAAAAAAAGTGAGTTATTTTGTGAGTTTTTTTGCAAAAGAAAAAAGCCAGTAACCCGCATGGTTACTGGCTTTCTCGTTGGTGCGGAAGATGGGACTTGAACCCACACGCAAAATTATGTTATTGCCGTAAAGTGTAGGAATCAAGCGGTTTTTCCGGCTTTCATTCCGCTGAAAAAAGCATGAAAAACTCACTTTCGGAACAAAAGTGAGTTGCAAAGTGAGTTATTTTGCCACCGTATCGTACTGCTCCACCGCGGCTAAAATTCTCCCACGCAGCGCCTGCGCGCTGGCGTGTTCGTTTCTGTATTTTTCTTTGATGTCTTCCAGCTCGGCGACCAGCTTATCATAATCGCTCGGCACCTGCGCATCGTCATTGAGATACTGCCGCACCAACGCCAAAAACGCACTCCAGTGCGGTCTGATATAGGCAGGGCAATCTTTCCTTGCGTACCAGTCATGGTGCTGGTAGACGGCGTTCTCGTTCAAACCATGCCGTTTAAGAATAGCAGCGCAAAGTCTTGCGCCGTTATCTTCGGCAATCCGGTTATACTCGGCATCAGTGCCGTCCATGATGATCTCGATGGCGATGGTAGTGCTGTTGCCGGGGCCATAGTTTCCATCGGCAGCGTGCCAGCCGACCTCGCCCTCGTCAAGGTTCTGCCATGCTTCGTTCTCGTCCACATAGTAGTGGACACGAACAGACCCCATGTTGCAGTTCGGGTAGGTCGCTCTGGTGTACTGCTCGGCCATTGTGGTTCCTTTCGGGATTTTGATCCTACCTGTATTATGGATCGTGACGCCTTTAATCGCAGAAAGCGGTCGGTTGGCCTTATAGGTCGTTCCCTTTCGGTAGGTGTAACCACCTTCCTTAACATCACGGTTCCAAACCGCAGAATCCGGGATTATCTTCTCACAGATTTTTACGCCGTTATCATAGCGTACATTGTCGGGAGAGAGGAAAGCCATTAGGCTTCCCCCTTTCCTTCGGCATCCAAAATAGCCGCATCAGTGTGTTTGACCATGCCGGTGGTGGCTGCGTCATATGTACCATTAGCAGCCAAGGCCACGATAACCGCATTGAGCAGGCACAGCACCACGCCCTGTACTGTCAGAGCAGAGCCGTTAAAGGCTTCGGCTCCGATGAGGATGGCCACAGAGATGATGTAAGCAAGCAGCTGGGTGTTGATGTTCTTGAGAGGGGTCTGCTTCAAAAACTGGGTGATGATGGTGACCATCATAACAGCACCTGCATAAGTGCCAAGGGAAGTCCAAGTTACAAATTCGTTCATTTCCATTCTCCTTTACTTTACGAGGTTATTGGCGATTACAGCGACAACGGCAACAGCAATAGCTGCGCCGATACCGGTTAAAATAGACCGGAGGACAGCGTTCCAGTTGTCCCCCGGCTTTCTTTCCAGCGTCTCAAGGCGTTCGCCCTGTCTGCTCAATTCGGTTGTCATGGTCTCCATGTTGGTGGCCAAGCGGTTTACACTGTTGGCGATCTCGCCAAAGGCTTTCACGCTGTTTTCTAGGTTGTCAATCCGGCGGTTCTGCCGCCGGTTTTCATCCTCCATGCGCCTGGCGAATTCTTCATGCACATCTTTGGGGAGGAAATTATCCATTAGGTTACCTCCTCAAAATACTGGCCTATAAGCTCATGCGGCAGGTAATACAGCACGATGGTTCCGGTTTCATTCAAACGCTTGCAGAGGTAGGTTTTCCCGTCCTCCGGGTCAAGGTAATACTTGCCGTACTCGTACTCCATGCCCTTCGATGCCGGGATGGGGTCGTCAATCGTTCCGGGAGAACTGACATTGACGACTACCCACAGGGCAGGAACGGCCGGAGGTTCCCAGTCTGCTTGCGAAGTGTGAGCCTGCAAGCACTTGTATACCTTGCCGTCATGCCGCCTGCGGTCACCCACCGCATACTTGGTGCCAACTTCCCATGGCAGGAACAACATGGGGTTCTTTGCTGCATCAGCGTCCGCCATGGTGCCGGTCACGCTGTCAATGCTCGTCCGGATTTCCTGTGCCTGCTCTAAAATGTCATTCCGCATTGGCTGTTTCCTCCTTTTCTTCGGTTTCTACGCCGAGGGTTTGTAAAGCCGCTTTCAGCTGTTCCAACTCTGCATCCTGCTTTGCTTTTACTTCTTTGGCTTTTTCTGTGTAATAGCCCATTAGTTCACCCCCATAATGTTTAAGGCTTCCTGCATATCGGATGCCATAGAACCACCATCAAAATTTTCTACCTCTGCATTTTCAAAAATGGTATCTTCGGGTACTTTTCCGACAACATACTCCGCTTCCTCTGCCAAGCAAGGAACATAGCATCCATTTGGAGCCTTCTTCACATATACCAAAGTGTCTGAATAGTATTCCTTACCTTCTGCTTTGATTTTATACATTGTCACACCTCCAGTATCATGGATTTAATTCCGTTCAGCTCCTCAATCGAAGCATTGAAAAAATCATAGTTCCACAACCAATAGTCATCATGTTCTGGGCGTTTGTATTTCAGCAATGATAAATCATCCCAAATTCTATCCCATCGGTCTTGGTACTTTCCGTCTTTGCGGTTATTCAGCAGTTTGATTATTTCTGCTGTCAGTTTCCCTCGCTCCAAGCCTTTACCATCATCATTCCTTGCGAAATAGTCATAGGCGTTTTGGCTTTTGATATAGCAAATGGGATTTCCGCAATGGCTGATTACATTATTGATTTCATCAAGTTTTGTGCCATACGGAATGTTTACTTCACCGCACAAGGCATTTTGCTTAAAACGGTTAAAACAAATGTAGTCCATATGTTATACCTTGAAAGCGGGGGACACGCCCAGCGAAATGGATGCGTTGTAATAGTTGGCACTGCCGGCGGCAATGACAGCACAGAAACTGCTGGAGTAGCTAGACGCGGGAGAACGCTCCCACCAACGAACATCAGTATCAGTAGCATTATGCCGATACTTTACCTTGCTGTTTCCCGCAGAGTAATAGCTGTATTGTTTAAGATAGTTCGGCTCCAGCGTTGAGGCATGGGTTCTTGTCCCGAATACTTCATATTCCGCAAGTAGGAACACATCATCCTGCGTAGCAGTTGGTGCTACACCAGCAATGCCGTTGCCTGTATTATCGGTATAAATAGTGCTGGTCTTAATAACGGTTTGAAGGTCAGACGGGAAAGCCGCTTTAATAAGTGGCATAATGTCATTCCTCATGCCACAAGACGCCCAACCCCCGGCACTTGTTGTCGAACCACTTGCCGAAGAAGCATTCATACAGAACCACACGCTGCTACATTGGTTGTTGTATCGACTATCAACAAGACACACAGGTGTACCATTCTTTGTTGCCTTGAAGCCTTGAAATGCTATGCCATTTCCCTCACGCTCTGAGTTGTGATTATAGCCAATGATAAATACCCAAGCAGAATAGTTGGTAAGCGTAAGACCATTGGAAACTTTTCCGTTCATAGTCACTTCCTTGCAGTCACCGACAGACCAGAAGTTTGCTCCCATGTTAGCGTCAGACACCTGTTTGATAGCTGCCCAGCTGTTATCGTTCAGCTCCTGTCTCACCAATGCAATATCAACTGTGGCAGGGACGATGATTTCCTGTGGTGCAGATACAAGTGCTCCGCTTGTTGCGGAAACCGTCCATTTGCCCTCCTGTGGAATTTTAAGGCGTGCCTGACCACCAACAGAAACACCTGTAACAGTCTTACTGCCAAGAGTGGCAGTAACAGTCGCCCCATCATCGACATTTGCCACAAGTTCAAGGCCACCGCCACCCAATGTAATGGGATTTCCTAAAATACTCATATTCACCCTTTCCGGGGTGAGTATTTAGTTCACCCCTAATATATTTAGTGCGTTCTGCATATCCGCTACATAGCTTTCACCCGAAAGGGATTTCCATTTGAGGTCTTTGCTGTCGTAGAGGTATGCGTTTGTTAATTGTGCTATATTGTTGCTGTCACCAAGGTAGGCATTGATTACCTTTACCTTTAAGTCTGTATCTTTTGATTTAAGAGCAGACCAGAGACCGTCGTAGCCGTAGTCCTCTTGGAGGAACAAGTGGTTGCTGGTGAGGGGCGAAGAAGCAGTAAAACTTCTTACGGCGTTTGTTACAGGAGCAAGCTGATAAGAAGGACATCCGCCAAGAATATATATCTTGCTCCCAACAATACCATAAGCGACGCCAAATGCATAATTGTTAAAATTGTCTGATAACTGTTCGTATGTTTTTGTAACAGTGTCTATTTTTAACGATGGTGCAATAACCGAAGCTGTTGGAGTACCTCCAAGCACATAAATGTGGCGACCGTCAAAACACGCAACGGCTGGAGAGTAGTAATTACCAGGAAGCTGCAAAAATTCTTCTGCCGTTTTTGATTGAATGTTGACCTTGTAAACCTTTGAGTTTGTATTGACGGTTTGTGAATTACATCCAATAATGTAAAGGTCATCACCTACAAATATGGCAGATGAATATCGAGCTATTACCGGTAAACTATTTATGATTGTTGTAATCGTATCCGTTGCTATATCAAACGAGAAAAGAGTTCCAACCGACAAAGATGAACCATTATAGCCACCACCAAAATATATTTTACCGTCTTTATGGGTGCAAAACATCCCCACGCTTCGAGAATATGCTGATGACACTGTTTTGTCGATATTACCAGTTTTTGCGTCTATCTTAGTAATTCCATATGACAAGGTACCGTCTCTTAGTACGCCACCAAAAACATATATTTTGTCACCAACTGATACAGAACAAGCAGCACGTCTCCCAGCGTAAGCTTGCGATAAACTGGTTTCACCGGTTGTTTTTGTTTGGTAGTCGTACCATCTTAACTTGCCAATTGTTTCAACAGTTAGACCACCATAGTAACCGAAAGCCTGATATATCTTTGTACCAACCACATTATTCTGCTGTGCTTCGGCAGCAAGGTTATCACCAAATACTCCTTGCTCAGTTGCGAAAATTTCACCTCCAAAAGCTAACGCAGGACTACACTCAACAGCGCTCGGCTTTGTTGCCAATGGTACCCAGAGCTTGGTGGTGTCAGCAGGAGGGGTTGCACCGTAATCAATGTTGAGTTTTACCCCCCCCCCGTTGGTAATAATTGGATTACCGTAAATTACGCTCATTTTATTGTCCTCCTTAATAAGTCATAATCTTCGTGATTTGTAGGCTCATCGCCGCAGGAGCCGCACCAGCTGCGTATATCTTTACCGTTCCGTTTTCATTTGCCGCCACCATCGAGGTAACACCAGCATCTGCGAGTGCTGCCAGCTGGTTAATAGTGGGATTGAGATTGACTTGGAGACCGGCGGCTTGGCCCGTAAGTATCGTTTGATAATACGGGCCGCTGCCGCTCCATGAAGAACTTAAAGAAACGGTTTGCGTGGTGATTTTCTGCTGGTAGTCGGCGGTCCCGGTCGCTCTTGCGCCATTTGCTTTGTAAAACTGCTTTCCGGCAACAACGGAGCTTTCGTCGGCGGTAGTGTCCGAAATATCCATGATTGTGTTTCCGAAAAACGCTACCTTGTTAACCGCCATTCAAATCACGCTCCAATCGTTACGGTCTGCCCTCCTGCGGGGTTATCGGCATAAGCAATCGGCACTCCGTTTACGACTACCTCAGAAAGGAAGTCATAGCCATCATCAGGGAGGACGCTAAACTGTGCTTTGGCCGGGGTTACGGTCTTTTTCTGGCCCTTGGTCAACTCACCGGCGTAATCACCGGTTACGCCAAGGATGGACACACCGGATTTAATGTTACCGGCAATGATTTTCGCGGCTTCGGTGCTGTCGATGGTAGCAGAGCCGGAGCCATCGTGATAACCGGCAGGGATTGCTACCGGGGATTTGTCAACGATGGAGAGGGTTACAGCGCCCTTGTTCGGCATAGAGCTGGTTACTTTAGCGCCGTCCACATAGGCGGTTTTGCTATTAAGGATTTCCGCAGCGGTAGCGGTTGCATCGGAAGTATCGGCATCATACGGACAGGTGCCGGTAATTGGAGCACCAGTCTTGTCGTGTGCTGTCTTGCCTTTAAGCAGGCTTGCAGCATCAACTGTATCGCTGGTCAAATCCATGAGGGTTTCGCCGTAAAAGATTATTTTGGAATTGTACTTAGTGTCAGCCATTTTTAGCCTCCTATAGTTACAGTCTTGCCCCCGGAGGGGTTATCTACGATTTGTTTTGGCACCGCCATAAAGGTCATGTTATCTTTCAACATTTTTTCCTTTGTCAACAGCAGTTGGTCGGTAACAGAAGGGGTAACCGTGTACTCGCCCTTATAGACTTCCGCCGCTACGCCAACCACGCTGCCGAATGTAATTGCAAAAGTAGATGTAGGAGATGCAAAAGCGGTTTGAAACTGGTTTTCAGAGGATTGGAATGTAGTCTGAAAAATCATTTTGTATCACCGCCCGCGATATCATCCAAAAGGCCATCTTTAAGGACATCTGCTACAGATACATTGAGGATATTGGAATTAAGCCGCGCATTGCCAATACCAACACGCAGCTGTATTTGCACCTGCGGGTTTGGTTTGAAAAGTGAAGTTTCCTCCTCTGTAAGAGTACAGGAAACGGTTTTATCTCCCAGCGTGCAATCCTCAAGGTCTTTTACAAGTACGACATTGCCGCCCTGCTTGTAGATAACGGCCATCATTGAGATGGTGCCGGTATCAAACGGGACGGTAAAAATGTGGGTTGGGGTTGTGTATCTTCCGACGAGGCTCACCCTTTCACCACCTCCGAAATCGCTACCTGTAAGGTAATATCCGCGGTCGGCTTGTCGCCCAAGGCATAGGCCGTAATAGCGCCGTTGTCGTTCGCTACATAGATAGCGCCGGTTCCGCTATCAACCATGGTGTTGTAGGCGGCGGTGTCGATCTGGATATCAACCTTGCTATTGGCAGTAGTCCCAAGGCCGGTTACCGTCTGGCTGTAGGGACTTTCGGAGCCGAGCCAAGATGCCGCAGGAAGCGAAAGCTGCTTAATAACAACCGCTCGGTTTATCTTGTACTCCATCTTTCCGATGGCCTGCGTTACCGTGTCTGTTGTGGTTACATTCTGCCGGGAGGTTGCCTGCTTGTAGCCGGGGATTTTGATTTGGCTGCCGGTGTAATCGCCGGTTTGCGGTGTCACCGCTCCGGTGCGGCCGTTAAAGCTCGCAACAGTACCGGGGCTGATGGTGTGCGCTACATACTGCAAATCGGAGATCATTGTGGGCTGGGCTGTGTAAGTGGCTATCGGCAGCTGGTACACAGTACCGCTTGCATTGATATCCTCCTGCACCAGCGCCGGAAGCGGGTCTTGCGCCTGTGTCACAAAAGAAATCGGTGCTTCGGTGTTTGCCATGTCAATTTGGATAAGCAATCGACCGGGGACAGAGCCGCTGGTCGGAAGCGTCGCATTGATCGTTTGGGCTTCCACAACAAAGTTTCGGCCGAGGATTATACCACGGCCATCGGAAACATTTATGATGTTACCGCCCTGTGTAGTTACCTCAACGCCCGTAAAGATGCCGCTGTCGTTGATAATGTGGTTGTACAGATACGCATCATCCGTTGGAGTTACGATAGATGCGTTATACTGGAGCAGCGTTATCATGCGTTTGCCCTCCTTTCAAGGATTAGGATTTTGGTCAAATCGGCGCGGACAACGCCAAAGGTCATTTTTGTGATATCCTGTGACCGGGTATAGCCGGTAAGGATGGATTTGTAACTGCTGTCTCCGTCAATTACAAGCACCTCTGTTCCAATGGCCATCGAGGTATCAAGTACGCCACAGTCGTTTCGGGCAGCCAGCTCAATCATGTTGTCATACTGCTGCGGAGTGAGTGCTTCGTATGCCTTTTGATAAGCTGCGGTATCAAAGTCCACATCGGTCTCCAAAAACTGCGCTGCGAAGAATACCGGCGTAATCCGGTCGGAATTGTTGGTGTCAACCTTTCCGTTTGGGTGCAGATAATAGGTAACATTCTGCGTTTCATCCGCTTTGTTGTAGATGGTCACCTTGTTCAGCTGGCCGGAGCTGTCGCCAATGATAATATTTTTATTCACAATGGCTTGTAGGCTTGCTTCGATGACAGCGCTTTCACTTACCTTTCCAACCGTAACGGTAATAGCCTTATTCTGCGGGTCAAAGGCCATGTTTATGGCTATGCCGTAAGCTGTCAAGGATTTGGTAATGATCTCGTAAAAGCTGTGGATGTTATCCTTGAGGTTCAGCGCTCCGGTGGTCTCGGAGGTTGTTTCCACCGTCATGCCGGTGATGTTTTGTAATGCATCATTGGAGGAAATGAAATTGTCCGTTATGATACCGGCGATAAACTGCTCTATTTTGGAGGATGTGGTGCGGTCAAAATGCACATCAACATCAAATAGCGCTATCAATGGCTGTGCAGAGATGGTCACGCCTGTTTTGTCGGTTTCGACATCATCCACGATCCCCTGATAGGCTGCAACGCCGTTTTGGTCGGTCACGCTGATAAAATCGCCTTTCTTTGCATCGATTTTAACCGCCCGGAGAGTGGTTTTTTCCGCCGTTAGGTAGTCAAACTGTATCTCCGGGCTTTCAATCGGCGCAAAGCTGCGGAAAGTATAATCACGAGCGAACACTTCACACTTAAACAGAGTACGCAAGTTTTTCCACCTCCACATATGCGGTTATATCCGATGTGCCATCGTGGGAAAAGGCCAAAGTGCTTTCCCCCGGCGGAGCGTAAATAAACCGGCCGGTTGAAAAGTCGCTGGACTGGTACAGGTTTTGCACAAATGTCCCCTCGATGGTATATTCTGCAATTTCCATCGTGGATGGATCGGCGTCAACAACGAGCTTATGCCCTTCCGGTATGGTAGCTGTTACCTTACCGACCGCAACACGAACACCGGCCTTTGTAAGCGCCCACGCTGGGTTTACAATAGGCCCGAATATCTGCAACTTGCAGGGAGAAGGAAGATCGCCGTTTTTGAGCTTTGCAGAGCCGGAGATCGTTTCGATATAAGTGTAAGGATAGGTGTAGCTGTATGTTTTTCCGTTTACACCGGATGGCTGAACCTTGGACGAAACAATAGCTTCGTGCCAAGTACCAAAGCAGAGGAAGGTAACTGGCACAGCAAGATATCCCGACTTAAACTCGGATTTATCCGCAGTCTGCACATCGCACTTGATCTTGTACCAAGTATCAAGTGGAGAGTACATGAGAAACAGCGGCCCTTTGGTGATGAATGAGATAAACGCCTGATACCTTGCATAGCTAAAGAAGATCATCTCGCCGGTGACAGAATACTGATTGAGGTATTCGTCCGAAACGAGCCAAGCACTACCCGCTTGAATGGCGGAATAGGTTTTGCTAAAGCCCAAACCTCCCGGCGCGTTAAGGTACGAAGTTTTATCCATCAAATCCCACTCAGCGCCTACATTGTTTTGGAGCTTAAATTTTCTCATTAGTAGGCCCTCCCGAGTGCGCGGTTTACTGCCTGCACCAAATTGCGGGCAGCAGCTTCACCAGCAGCGTTGTCGTAACCATTAAAGGTGTTGTTCATCTCGATGGTAATTCCACCACGGCCTGCGTCACCGTTGAGGGGCATAACATGAGCACGCCCACCCGCCATGGTAAGCAGTTCTGGGCCAGCTTCGCCAACAATGGCGCTGCCGGAGGATAAGATGCCGCCTTTCGCAAGGTATGCGATCTTCCCAATGGTCGGGATGTTAAAGCCAAGCGATTTACCACCCAGCACAGGCACCCAATCCGGAACATCAAAGTGAATGCTGTTAAGACCGTTTATCATCCAGTTAATGGCGTCAATAACCATGTTGATAAGGCCGATGATGCCATTAAGAGGAGCCTTTGCAATCGCCACAAGGGCCGTAAAGATGCCCTTAAAGATTTCCTGAACACCTGTCCATGCTCTTTCCCAGTCCCCAGTGAATACGCCACGGATGAAATCGATAATACCGTCAAAAACGGCCTTTATGGAATCCCAAATAGATTTTACTGTTGCGAAGAAGAAATTTAAGATTTCCCCCAATATTCCGAACGATTCCGACCAATCCGTCGTAAATACGCCCTGTAAGAAATCATCCACACGCTGGAGGATGGCCTGTATCTCGTCGCCCTTTGTTGCAATCAGCGCAACAAGTCCTACAATGGCCGCTATGAGCAGCACGATAGGATTTGCAATTATGAAATTTATGGCCGTTATCAGCGCCGGGATAACCGTTCCAGTTATAAAACTGATGGCTCCGGTAATTCCTGAAATAATACCTGCAATCGGGGAAATCGCCGCAATAAGACCGCCGACAATAAGGATTGTTTTCTTTACACCATCGTCAAGGTTTGAAAACCAATCGATTGCATTTTGAAGCCCTGCGACGATTTTATTGATAATCGGCAGCAGGATATCACCGATGGAAATCGCCAAGTTGTTGAGCCCGTTTCGGAGGATTTTCATCTGGCTTTCGGTCGTTGCGTATCTTTTGCTTGCCTCGTTGGAGAGGGCAATGTTTTCATCCCACGCAGTATTTGCAGTTGTTACGGCATCGCCGAGGACATCAGATGCGAGGGCCAACGCCTGCAGCATATTCGACTGCCGAATACCGGAAAGGCCAAGCTCGTCCAGAACCGCAAGAACATCCTCGCCATTGGCGTTCATATCTCCAAGTCCACCAATAAATGCTTGAATGGCCGTGATGGGGTCGTCGCTCCATGTTTGGGCAAATTCATCCGCAGACATTCCAGCTACTTTGGCAAAGGTTTGGAGATCATCTCCGCTCTCGGAAACGGCTTTACTAATAGCGGACAGTGTTTGCGTCATTGCGGTACCGCCTGCCTCTGCGTTGATGCCAACCGAGGACATTGCTGTGGACAATGCAAGGATATCTTGCTCTGACAATCCGGCGATAGTACCAGCAGAAGCAAGGCGGGTGGCCATCTCGACAATATCGCGCTCTGTTGTGGCAAAGTTATTGCCGAGGTCAACGATGGTACTGCCGAGTTTGGAATATTCATCGGCGGTTGTGCCTGTGATGTTGGCGAATTTTGCAAGCGCGGACGCGGCTTCGTCGGCGGAAAGGTTGGTCGCTTCGCCCAAGTCGATCATGACGCGGGTAAAGTCAAGTACATCATCAGTGGCAATGCCCAACTGCCCTGCAGCTTCCGCAACAGCCGCAATCTCGGTAGTAGAAGCAGGAATTTCTTCCGCCATGTCCAATATGCCCTGACGGAGAGCAGCAAGCTGCTCTGTAGTGCCGTCTACTGTTTTTTCAACGCCAGCAAAGGCGCTTTCAAATTCTACAGCCGCTTTTGAGGCTGCCACTCCTGCTCCTGCAAAGGCCAAAGATGCCGGCGCAAACTTCTTTGCAATGTTCCCGGACTTTTCTGCTATTTCGCCGGTAACCGCTGAAACCTGTGCAAGTGCCGCACGGCTCTTGGACGCTTCGGCCTGTAGGTCTTTCAGCTTTAGTTCGGCGCTGGTCAGTTCCCGGACTAACTCACGGTATTGTTTTTGGTTGATCTCCGTGCCGTCCGCCATTTCCTGATCCGCTTTCTTTTTGGCGTTTCGGAGGCTTTCAACCTTGTTTTCTGTATTTTTGATTTGTTCCCCGAGCAATTGCTCCTTTTGTTTGAGCAGGTCAATATTAGTCGGGTCGAGTTTCAGCAGGCGATTGACTTTATTAAGCTCCGATTGTGTCCCACGGATTTCGCTGTTCAGCGAGCTGATCGCTTTCGACAATCCCTTTGTATCGCCGCCGATTTCAACAACGATTCCTTTAACATTTTCAGCCAATCTTACCACCTCCTGCGAAGAAATCACGCAAGCCGCCGGGTCTGCCCTTTATGGCATACTGTTCTGCGTCGTTGGCCTTTTCGATCATCAAATCATAGACCATTCCGCAGGTCATGTCCTCCAGCGCTTCATCGGATAAACCGAGTTCAGCGCAGCGGAGCATAAAGGTTGACCCGGTAGGCTCACGCACGGTTTGTTTTATTTTTTTTTTGGAACAGCGGTAGTCTTGTTGTTCAGGCTCCAAAGCTCCAAAATGGCAGGGAGCACTTTATAGATGGAAAACATCTCAAACTGCTCCAGCCACTCGTCAACATTGTCCGGGATGGACCCGTCATATTGCCGAGCCATGATAAAAGCGACATCCTCAAATATTTCAAGATCGCTTACGGAAAAAGATCCGTCCTCGGATGTCGCTGCCGTTTGTAGCTTTTGCAGGTCTCGGACAATGTCCCGACCCACCTTGTGGCGGTAGATGCGTGGGGTCAGCGCATTAGCGCACAACCCTACGCTTTTTCCGTCGATCTCGATTACTTTGTTCATTTCAGCCTCCAGTCGTCGGAGTGAATACGGCGGTGTACCAGCCGTTCACGGTCGCCTCCGGGGTCTCCGCCGTAGTGTAGGCAAGGGAGTTGCCGTTTGCCAGAGGGGAAGCGGTGATGCTGACGGTCTGCGTCTGCGGCTCTCCGCTCTCGGTCGTGGTGTTCAGCTCACGAGTGGGGCGGGTGCAGGTGCAGTTATAAAGAACAAACTTCGTTCCGTTCACATCGCCCTCCTCTTGGAACAGCAAGGCGAAAGACTTGGGCTGAATGTTTGCATTCTCGATCATCACCTTGCTGGTGGTGTCAAGAGTATACCCGAAAACATCCTTGAGGAATGCCTCGGGGAAAACGGCGACTTCGAGATCGCCGGTGTAGCCGCTGTTCGCCACGGCTACGAAATACTGAATGTTGTCCGCATAAAACGGTGTGGTATCGCCGGAAGGCTCCAAAGAAAGGCTAACTGCGCCGGGGATGGCTACGGGAGTGCCATAGGTGTTATTTTCCCCGTCGAGGATAGCGTAATGGACATTCGAGATACCGAATTTAACTTTATCAGCCATTTTTACACCTCGATTTCATAAACTACTTGGTTACACTGTTGATCCTCAATGTAACTTTCGGACTTTTGCCAAAACAGAGAGGACAAAGCCTGTTCGACTTTGCCCTCTGCTGTGAGGTCTTTATCTTTTGTGTAAAGCTCAACCTGTATATGGTTGATGTGGTGATACACCACATTGTCAGCGCCAAAATTATTGGAGTAGGAGACGCGATAGAGGATATACGGTAACTTTTGCGGCTTATTGAAGTAACCGTAAGCTACGGGCATCCTCGTCTGTTTTAACAGGGAATTGACCTCTTGCAGTGTCATCCTTTCTTAATCACCACCTTTACACGGGTTAATAGTTTCTGCTCTGCCTTTTGCTCCGCTGGGCCGATGTGGGGGAATGGGCGGGCAGAGCCTTTTGCGGTTCCGCCTGGGCCTGCGTGACCATGTTCCAGCAAGTGCGTGAGCTGGTAATCCGTTTTGTTGAAAATTCGCATACGGATATCGCTGTAGCTCTCATATGCGACCTTGTCACGCCAACCGGCCTTATAATCGCCGGTCTGTACCGGGCTGCCGGTCACAATGTCTTGGCGACATTCCTTTGCCACCTGCCGAACCTCTTTTTTTACGCCATCCGTAACAGCCTGGTCATAGTTTTTCAGTTCGGACAGGATTGCCGTTGCCAACTCATCCGGTCTAACCGTTTTCGACATCGTTGCCCACCTTTTCCTCAAGGTACAGCTCTATTTCATCGCTGCCTGTTGCAAAATAGGTGCGATAAATGGAATAGCGTGTGCCGTGCCACTCGGCTAATTTCTGCCCAGCATAGTTGGCGATAGGAGTAACCGCCACAAGGGACGGCTGCAAGCCGTTTTGACCGGCGGAATAGAACTCCGCCCGTGTAGCGGACTGCAGCCGCGCCCAGACCTGTGTTGTGGTTTCTGTGGCAATCTGTACCCCGATATCGTTCTGCTCAAATGTTTGGGAGATTAATGTAATGAGATCATCCAAATCAATCACCCACCTTTTGCTCAAACAGCCGGTTGTTGAGTGCCCACCGGAGCATCCGGGGCATTGCTACGACCTTTTCCCGGCGTTGCCGGTAAAGGTAGGCGGCGTACATCTCCACAAGCATAGCATCACCGGTGCTGGTGGAAAGTACGATTCCCTCGGTAGCGATATACTCCTTGGCAGACGCGATCAACGCCGACAGGTAATCGTCAAGCGCTGTTGTGGAAAGTTGCAAATCAACCTTCAAGATCACGAGGATATCAGCGTCTGTCATGCTTTAACCCCCTTTTAGGAAGCCTTGGTTACATTGACTGTGTAAACAACGGTCTCGTTGCCATTCTTGACAGTAACGGTCAGAGGATGGGCAGCGCCATCAGCCAGCCAGGTAACAGAGCCGCCGTTCTTCACATTGGCGTTGTTGTAGGCGATAGCAACCTGTGCGCCTGCGACCTCGGTGGTGGCGTTTACGGCAGCAGTCGCAGCGGAAGCGGTAGCGGTGTAGCTCAGAACATCGCCGTCAAATGCGGGACTGAGAGACAGGCTGCCGACAGTCAGAGCGGACAGCTTGGCGTTGTTGGCGGTATCAGCCGCAAAGGTCATGGAGGTGGTTACGGAAGCGCCGTTAATGTTAATCGCCACAAAAGCGCCGGGGATAACGGGCATACCGTCAGCACGCTCTTTGCCGCGGAATACGGTGTTGTCCTGAATGAACTGAACCTCGCGGGATGCTTCGATGGTCATGCCGGAGCGCTGCGCCCACAGGTACAGGTCGCCATAGCCGCCAACGATGTCTCCATCGGGGATAAATTCGAGGATTTCCACATCACCGCCGATGATGGGCATGGTCATACCGTCAAAGGTGACATACCGGCCCAAAGCGGTAGCAAGGATTGCCTTGGACTGCAGAGTAGCCAGGGTCTTGCTATTCATAGCCCAGAAGCGCTCGCCGCGGGAATAGCGGGTGAAGGTGTTACCAGCAGCAACAGCCAGCGCAGCCCAGAAAGCCTCGCCGGTGGAAGCGGTGGGAATGGTGATGATGTTGGAGGTGTGCAGGTCAACCCAAGCAGGAGCATTGGCCGGGTAATCGCTGGGTTTGCTCTCCTGCGCCAGACGCGTCACAATACCAAGAGGCATCTTCTGACCAGCGCCCTTGCCGTACAGGATGGCCTTATCCTTGGCAAGGCCGATAGCCTCGGACAGCATCTCGACGATCCAGGAGGCGAGGTTTACATCGTTATCCTCCAGCAGGGAATTACAAACAGGAACATAACCGGCAACCTTGAAGCCGTCAAGAGTGATCTGGTTAAAGCTGAAGGTCAGCTCATTGATGGCGCCGCACATTTCAGTCCAAACGGCCTCGGGGACAGTACCGGCAATGGTCTGACGGGCTTCGCCATTGACATTGCGGATGCGGACCCGACGCATCAGTTTGGAGTAGCGATACATATTCTCGGCAATGAGATCGAGGAATACAACAGGGATGGTCAGCTCACCACCGGTGATATCTCTCTTGCTGCGGGCAGCGTTACGAAGCTCCGCAAAGAAGGTCTGCACATCGGGCTGGGCTACGATAGCGTCACGCTGCTCTTTGGGAAGAGCGTCAAAGGCGCGCACATTCATGGGGAGGGAGCGAATGTTGATGGTATTCATGGTAAAATCATTCCTTTCGTCTTTCTTTTCTGCTTTGGGTTCAGCCTTGGGAGGATCTTTTTCGGCATTTTCCAAATCTTCCTCAAGGCCCTTGATTTCTGCGGACAGTTTTTCTTTTTCGGCGTTGTGGGCATCCTGTTCCTCGGTAAATTTGTTCATGGCGTCCTCAACAGCCTGCTGCTCCTCATCGGTGGTAGCTTCGCCGATTGCTTTTTCGATTTCAGCGGAGCGTGTTGCAAATTCTGCGTCTTTAGCTACCATTGCCTCAAAAGCTGCTCTTTTCAGTTCCAGCTTTTTGGCAATCATAATGGATTTCAGTGCCATGTCAGCACTCCTTTCTTAGCTTTTTGAGGGCTTCGGCCCTCCATTGGTCGAGCTTGCGCTCGTTGATCTTTTCAAGGTCTTTTTTCCGAGCCTCTACCATGGTGTCCTCGTAGGCCGGGAAGGTAACGACCGATACCTCATACAGTTTGACTTTGCGAATAGTCCACACGGTTGTGCCATCTGGCCGGATTTCGGTTTCCTCGTCAAGGATGTCAAAGCCGAAAGAACATTGGGAAACATCCCCACGCTTTACGCGCTCATAGGCGTTCATGGCATCCTGATCCGCTTGATTAATGAGGATGGACCCCCAAAGGCCCAAATCGTCAACGCGGAGGGTCAGTGTACCAGCTGTTGTTCTGCCAAGCACGATTGTGGTATCATGGTTAACCAGCGCCCGGATATCATCACCGAGGGTACCATCAAAGGCTCCTCGGTCAATGCGCTCGATGGCTTTATCCCACATCCGGTATTCACCGGTAAATGTGGCGAAATAGCCCTCAATGTAGAGGTTCCCATCAGCAGCGCGGGTTTTGAAGTCGCCACTGCGGCTGATTGCCTGTCTTGCTCCTACCATTTACTCACCTCCTCCGTTTAGTTTTTTCTGATCGCCAAGGCGGTCCGCGGGAATGTAGTTTTCAAGGGCCAAAAGCTCATCCATTCCCTCGTGCGGAGTAAGCCCAACCCAACTGCGCCACTCGTTCCGTGTCATTGCCATGCGGTCAACCATTTCCGCGCCAGCTTTGATGGTTTCCTCCAAGGAATAGTTGTAGAGGGAGCGGACATTGAAGCGGAAAAAGTAATCCGGAGATACGAGCAGCTTTCGGCTAAACTCCTGCTCCAAAATCTGTGCAATCGGCATGATACGGGAAGAAATAAAGTTGTTCCATTCGTCTCGCTTGAACTCGCCAACGCCCAAAACAAAAGGCGGCACGCCAAGAATGGTTGCCACCGTCGTTTTATCCAGTTTTACGAAGTCTGCCAGCGCAAGATCAGATAGAGTAAGGGGCCTTACCTGTTCCACCGAGAATTGCTCGGCAGGAATCAGCCAAGGTTCCCCGGCTTTATTGCTTGCAACAAAATCGCCAAGGAGCTTTGCACGCCCCTCCGGGTCAGAAAACTCGTCCGTCAGCGAATCCACCTTCACGATAAGAGACGGTTTCCATTCACTGGCCATGAAACCATTTTCTGTTTTCGCCGCTTGCTTGAGGTTATTTGCCACATCAGCCAGCGCAATGCTGTACCCAGTGCCTTGCCATGGGTAGTAATTGCTCGGATTTATGGCAAAATGCAGCACATCCTCCGGGTCATAGGGTTTCCCAGATATTTCGATGCTATAATACCGTTCCCCATTCGGTACAAATGCTACAAACGCCGCCGGAATCGGGTCAAGCCGCCGGAGCAGCCCCTTCCGGGTCTTTGGGAGCACTACAGCGTTCCCCCGGCCATCCAGCAGCATTGTTTTGATGATCCACTGGATAAAGTTTGACCGACCCATGTAGCTGTTCGGCTCGATATCAACCACACGAGACAGCCCATTTTTAACCCGGATATCTCCACTATCGGTGTTTTGCATCAGATAGATTGTCATACTTCCAATTAAAGACGCAATCCTATCAACAGCGGCACAGATTTCCGGGTTGTGCGCAAGGTCTGTATAGCCGGAACAGGTTAGGTCTTTCCATCCGGTTCCATCACACAGGCATACAGCGCTCCGCGTTTGGGGCTTATCCCGAGAGCGGAAGCGCTCAAAAAAATTTGCTATGCTCATTTATCACCCCACCATTTCTTTCCTGCTTTAGATTTATCCAAAGCCTCCAAGTACCGCACCGTGGCGAATACGGAGGCATCGAACACATCAATTCGGTTTGTCGGTCTTACCTTGTCGTACTGGATCATGTCGTCTGTCTTTTCGACGGCCGAGACATTCCCAACACAATACTCATATGCTTCGGAATGCATATAGTACAGCGTCCCATTTTTGGCGCTCTGCTCGATATGCCGGAAACCTTCTGATTTCCTGTAAAAATACTGCGGTTGGTCGATAATGTTAAACCCAGCCGATTTCATGCCAATGAAATACTCTCGGCAGAATTTACGGTCATGCCCCACCTGTCGTATTCGGAAACCGCGCTTTCGCATTGTAACAAACCAGTTGACAACATCGGCGTGGTTTACGGTTGGACTGTTGCACATGGTCAAAAGTCCATCATCGGCCCAGCCGAAAAGCGGTATACCATCCTCGTCGGCCTTAACATGAGCCTGCACCACAGGGAACCAAGCGTGACTGATGATGATATCCACGCCTTTGTAATTTCCAAAAAGCGCAGCCGCCGTTAGGTCGTGCATTTTTGAGAGGTCTGCACCACCATACCAGTCTATTGGGAGCTTTGAAAGCTCGTCCAGCGTCCAGTTGTATTTTTCATCGCTTCGCCGGAATTCGTCGAGGTTGAAATAGGACTTGATAGCCCCGGTATAGACATTGAGAGACTTTGCGAAGAAATCTTTCCGCTGCTGCGGGTCATTCTGCGCCTGCAAGCTATCGTTTAGAATTTCCTCCGGCCGGATGGAAACGCCATAGGCCGGATTGGCCATCTCATGTACCAGGGGATTGGTATAGTCGATATTTCCCTCCTCATCCGGATTGGCGCAGCACATAAAGATAAAATATTGTTCGTCCTTGATGGTGCCATCCAGCACCTTTCGGCAGTATTGCAGCCGCTGCCCAAGGAAGCCCTGTTCGTTATCGCCAGCCGTGGAAATACCTATCAGCAGCTTGTTGGTGTAGGCTTTCATGGCTTCCTTAAAAAGGTTGTACTGCTTAGGCTTGGTAAAAGCGTGGATTTCATCGCAGATCGCAATATTGCAGTTAAGAGAATCCTGCGCATCCGGGTTTGCAGCCAGAGCGCGGATAAAAAACGAGCCGTCTGGAAGCTCTGCCTCCATTGAGTGCTCGTTGTTGTTGTCAATGATCTTTACACCGCCGCCATGCTTCTCGTCCTCGCCCATAAGCCGGATGTTATAATCCAGAAAATTAAAGCTTTCAAGGGACTGCATCAGAGCCGCGGCCGATATGTAGGTTTTGGAACCGCTGCGCCGGTACCACAGGGACAGCGCCCATGCGAGGGAAGCGGCAAAACTGGTTTTGATGTTCTTTCGAGGGATAAAAATAAGGGCTTCATGAAACCGCACCACATCGGTGCCTTTCAACTTAAACCCAAGAAGATTGTATATGATGAATTTGTGAAACGGCTCCAACAGGAACGGCTTTCCCCGGAGCGGTGTACCGTCCAGCTTTTCCCCCTGCTGGTGGCAGAGGGTCTTTTCGATGATTTGAATACAGAACTCCGGCCCTTTCGGCGCGAAATCGTACTCGTCATTATCGAGGTCAGCAAAGAAACGGTCAACAGCCTGCCGCAATTCCTTGCAAGCGACCTTTCTCCCGTCTCTGATGCTTTCGGCATACTCAAGGACTACTGGCCAGTTCTTACCCTTAATCTGTCTCAAGGCTGGCAAGAGCAGCGGCAAGGCCGCCCTTTTCCTCCTTTTCCTTCACTCCGCCGGTCATTTTGCGGAAACTCGATGGAGTAAGCCCCAATTCGCGCCAGTATGCCAGTGCGCTCTTGTTGAGGTCGTCCCACAGAATCAACAGAGGGTTTTTTACCATGTTTGTGGCGTTCCCTTTGTTGGTATATTCGATGACGGACTTACCGCCGGACTTTTTGAACTCGGCCTTGGTCTTATCCCGCTGTTCCAGTATCTCTGCAAGCGTTTCTACCGCAGATTGATAAGATGGGTCGGCCGTACCGAGTTTTTCCATCTGTTTTCCGATAGTTTCAACCCATTTTTCCTTTGTCATGGCTTCCCCTTTCTCAAAAATATACCGTAGAGTTGGAAAAAGTTCCCCTCGCCGGTCCCTATATAGAGGCGGAAGGCGCAACGGATAGGGGGGGATATCAGTAACGACCCCTTGCCGCCGCAGCCTTTTCCGGGTGCTGTTTGTTGTGGCATCCCTCGCAGAGACTAATTAAATTTTTATCGGCAAAGGCCATCTCTGGGTACTCGTCAGCGTGTTGGATGTGGTGGACGGTTGTTGCCGGTACTGCTTTGCCATACCTCTTACAGTGCTGGCACATATAGCCGTCTCGCTTTAATATTTGCAGACGCTTTCTTCTCCACTTGGGAGAATTGTAATCAAACGGAATCATCGCCAAGGTTCCTAACTATTTCCCATTCCCTATCCGATAGCGTCCATCGTTCTGCTGCTGCTCTTTCTGCTGCTGCTCTTTCTGCTGCTGCTCTTTCTGCTGCTGCTCTTTCTGAAAGTAAAAGACCGCCACCGAATATGGTTTTTTTCTTTTCTTTCTGCTCGTCTAACGCTGATATTTTTACACAATCGCATTTTCGCAGTTTGTAGTCTACCCCACGGCTTGCGTATGTGTTTGCCATCGCTGCCGTCAAAACATAATCTGGGTATTTGTTCTTTTGCAAAACTCTCTTTTTTTCTTTGAGGTGCGTTTCATTGGCAACTTTTATAGCAGACGATAGGTCTGGCGCGGTTCTTATAACGAGGTCAGGATCATCAAGATTTGTTACGTATGCTGTTTCCACTGTTGCGCCATTTGCATAGGTTATTGTTGAGCCGGTCATAATGTGGCACACTTTCATTACCACTTCTTTTCCGGATAAGCATGTAAGCGCCGGAGCAAACAGAAAGAATGGAATACACTCATCAAGATAATGTGTGCATATCTGTGACAAAACAGAAAACGGCGGGTTATCTACAACAACCGCACCGTTTGAATAGTCGAAGTTCTGATAATCTCCTCCCGGATAAAATGGGCGGACGATCTTATCCTTGTCCACCCCGTACTCTTTGCAAACCCAGTCTCTTACTGCATCATATACCAACGGAGGCGTAAAACAATCGTCAGTTGTCGTTTTTGGAGCAAACCTATCTATAAACTCCAAATACTCTTTGCTATCTGCTTTTTGTAAATCCATGTGCCCTCCTTTTATCATTACCCGCCCTATCCCTCCCGGTGTCTACTATGCCGGTATCTTATACA